GCAGTGAAATTTAGGTCTAGATCTGAAAAAATTCTTGCTGTTTTGGCCATATTCTTATTTAGGTTATTCTACTATAGTTTTTGCAGAACCTTGATCTACCATATCTCCATCTGCTATTGGATCGTTTACTCTTGCTGCCGCATTCCCCTCAAAGAAAGTTTTAGAAGCACCCAAAGTTATTTGTCTTAGAGACTCTTTATGCACAGTAACACCAATATTATGTTGTTCGAATTGATCGCCAACTGTTCCTATTAATCCTTCTGCCACATAACTTTTAGTGCACTGGACTTTAAAGGTAAGCGCAGTTGGAGCACCACCATCACTTCCCTTAGATAAAGCACCTTTATATGTTAATGCTGGCATTGTTATTTCTTAGCTGGTGGTGGTATATTATTAACTAATACAAATCCACCTTTTGGATAAGTCCCCTGATAAGATTTATCGTTCACCATGGTGAATGCTTGTTTTCTAAGTCCCTTACCTGCATATCCCATATGAATCCAGCATGAACTTGGATCTCTATATTCTAATATCAGTTGGTCATATGGTATAAGTTTTTCAATCTTCTGTATAATTTCGTATGTTTTATTGTTTCGATCTGGTACCATTAATGCAAAATCAATAGCAAATCCTTTGCAGTGCGATGATGTAGGAGATTCTTGTGGGAGAACACCCTTCAATCTATATCCAGAGGTAACCATCCATTGTTTCTTATATCCACCCATTCCTCCTGGAAGAGAATCAACTATTGGCTCTAACATATTTTGAGCAGTAGTTGCTAAATTACAGATAATCTCTTGAATAGTATAAACTCTTAAATTACCTGCAGCTGTTCCAGAAGCAACATCGCTAAGCATCTGATCTTGTAGTCTATGTCTTCCACCAACACCACCATCAATTAACATACCAAGAGTAAAGTTTTTAGATAATCTATAGTCATTAGTAAAATTCTTTGTCTGGTAGATTATTTCGCAACTAACTGGAACAGTAGTGCTAGTTCCACCAGCTGGAGGTGGAGAAGATTCTGCTGCTACTGGTGCTGGTGCGTCTGGAACACCATCTTTTTTAGCCTTCTGTGCTACAGCTGCTCTTCCTTCTGGAGTGTCTATATCTTGAGGAGTTTCTGCTGATGCATTATCTTCAAACTTCCTATCTGGTGGAATTAAAAATGGTACAGTTGGATTGATAGGTTGACCAGCTGCAGGTGGAGTTAATGATACATCACTTGCGCCTGCAGCGCCATTACCAAACTGCCCCTGAGAATAATCAGCGTGTAAAGTTCCACCAGCAAGAATATTCATCTCACCAGAAGACTCAATATTTACAGCTTCAGCTTTCTGACTAATGTTTGCAGCTTGTACATTAAAATTGCCAGATGCTTTAATTAAAAAGTCACCACCTGCAGCCATGTAAACATCATTTGCTACACCGATATCTAAATTATTTCCAACTTTAATATTAGCATTGGCTTCTACCTGAATATTTGCGTCTGATCTAGCGTAGATGTTAGTGTTACCATCAACTGTAATATTACATTCACCCTTTACGCTAATACATCCGTTTCTTTCCATTATAACAAAGTTGTCGCCAACAATATAATTTACCTGTGTTCCTAATGGATCTATTTCTGTAAATGTACCAGAACGATGATATGTATGAATGCGTTCTTGCCCTGGAGTGTCATCCCATTCTTGAACATGACCAGATTCAGTTTCCATAACTTTATTATATGGATACTGTGCACCATATGGTGCTACTGGTTGATCCCAAGATCCTTCACCATTAGCTTTAAGAACACCTGTGACTCTGGTGCCATCCTTCTTTTCGATGACAGTTCCTTCTTTAACACCACGAGCTAAACGATTGGTATCTGGTTCGTTTAAATAATCTTTTAATGGATACTTGTTATTTGGATCTCTAAATCCAGTATTGTTAGATCCACTGGCAATAGACTCTGCTGACGGACCAGGAGTTGGACTACTTCCATCTGGTGGTGGCTCAACTGCTGGTGGTGTGGCATCTTTCTCTGGTGAAGTTGTTGCTTTAGATCCATAAAAATATTCATAATACGCAAGTTTTCTTGCTGCAATGTCTGGAGAATTTATACCAACAGCTTTCTTTGCTGCATAGAAATAACCTGGATGGTCAGTTGGTTTAACGCTAGAAGGAGTTCTATCTTTAATGTATAAAGCAGCAACTAAAGCAGAAACATTGATATCATTATCAAGAGAATCTGGGTTGCTTACAATGTCAATACCTAAACCTAGTTTATTGGCTAAATCATTATATCGTTTGTAGTTTGAATAACCAGTAAGTTGAATAAATCCACGACCATAATACTTACCACCCATTGCGTCAGTAGTATGTCCAAAGAATCCTTTACCTCGTTTGGTTGGTCCATATATCCAAGAGAAGAATTGTTCTCTAGTTATACCCTTTGATGGAGCATTAGACCATTTCGCAGCTTCCTCATCTGTAACCTTAAAAATTTGTCTTAGTCTAGCCTCACTATAATTATATGCTTCTTGAATAGATTGCCATGCAGTTTCACCACCAGCAATACCAAGCAACGCACACTTCTGTTCTTTAGTAGTTAAACCGACTTTATCGCAAGCAGCAATCAGCGCTTTAATACCTGCTGAAGATTTTGATACATTGCTACTAGATTTTGGTGGTGGGATTGTAGGAATAGAATCATTAGTTGTATTAGACTTTGGTGTTTCTGGGGTAGTTGCGCTAGGTGCAGGTGGAGTTGTTCTAACAGGATTTCCAGATCCATCCAACACTGGCTTTCCACTTGAATCAGTTAAAACATTTTCTACTTTACTTGTTGCTACTGCACTTAAATTAGTAGGAGGATCTTCAAACTTTAAAATATTCTCTTCATAACCAGCGACTTCTTGGCTAATAGTTATTTGTGTTGGACTATCAACAGAAACAATATATGTACCTTCAGCCATCTGGTGACCAATAATTCTCATATTGGCTTTTAAGTCAGATGTTAAATTAGTAGATCCATTTTCTGGATCGTATAAAGTTAATTGTTTACCATTTGTTGGTCCAGGAACAGTTCTAACAGAAATGTCTTTAGTTTTTTGAGAAGTTATTTCAGATCTAGAATCATCGTCATCAATAGCCTTCGGTGCAGTAGATATTCCACCAACAGTTCCAAGCATAATTGGATATTGCAGTTCTGGATCTGCAAACATAATGATAACAGTTGTTCCTTCAACTGGACCAACTGGAGTGTATCCAATACCATTCATTGCAGCAGAACCAATTGGTTGCACTGGCATAGACCATGGAAGATCTGAAGTGGGAAGCTGATTCTTATCGTGTGTATGTAAACCTACGATACGAACTTGACAACGACCCAGTCTCAATGGGTCAGATCTATTCTCAACGATACCTGTATAAAATGATGACATTATTTTCCATTCTCAAGATTTTTTTGTATACTATCTTTAACCAGTTCCATATAACATGTATGCATATCCAAATTTATGTAATGATTTACTGCTGCTACAATATAATTTCCAGAATATAATTTATCTACAGTATCCTCATTAGAGTCTCTTTTGGTTACAGGTTCCATCTTACTAAATTCTACATTTACTTTTTGCCCAACAGTATAATCTGTTCTGCCTGGAACTTCAATTTCTAACTTCATCGCTTCTAACTGTTTAAATAGTGATAATCTATCCTGAAATGTTTTAAAGGTAGAAGTATCTCCAAATCCAGTAAATGTTTCTGTGGCTCTAGGATAATTTACAATTTTTGATGCAGTTCTAAAAATAGATTTAGATGACGATATGGCATTAGGATTTAAATGCTTTTTCTTTGAAAAATTATCAAACATATTATAATTTTTCACTTGATACTTTTTATATGTAAGATCATAAGAAATTGCTTTTGTCGCAAACGCACCATTCATAATTCTGTCCATATAATCAAATGCTTTTGGAATGGTAACTTGTGTTATTCTTTTATAGTCTTCAGTTGGATTCTTTGCGTCGCCATGGTTAGCTCCAGACCCAGTTTTATCACGAGTATATTTGTCGTATTTAAATTGTTGGTATACATTATTATCATATAATGATTCTAATGAAAGAAAATAAAATCCAAATCTATTTTCAAAGAATACATAACTAGGTGATTGATTTTGATTCACAGCCTGTTCTGTTATATTCTGTATACATTTTACAGGAGACCAAAAGTTAGGAATAAACTTAACTGCTTTAGTTGTTGGCTCTACAAAACATTGTTTATTTGACTGTAAACCATCTACTTTGTCTGCTACAATTTTTTTAACAACTTCTGCTGCATTACCAGTAATTGCTTTGCTTATTTTTTTATTTAAATCTATGATGGCTTCAACAGATATAAAATGTAACTGGTATGTAGTAGATCTATCTCCAAGAACTTCTCTATCAGTCATTTTGTAGATATAATATCTACCTTTAATACTATCTTTCTCTATTCCTGGAGTAGAAATATCTAAATCAACATACTCTTCTCCCACAAATGGAAAAAGATTTGGTAGATCTAGTGTGTCTTTTAAAATTAAACTACCACTAATAAATGGGGAAAATATATCCTCATAGTATTGAATAGTTATAACTTGCGCAGTAACATTTTGAAAAAATCCAGAACTGTTAATAATCTGAATTTTATTAATATTAACATCACCAGCAAACTTTAATGATTTTGATTCTTCCATTACATTTGATCTTTAAAGTTTCTCAATACAGTAGAAATGATAGAATTTGAAATAACTTTTATTCTTCGTTTACTCTCATTTAACTGCTCTTCGTAATTAGCATTAGTTATCGGAACTGCGCTTGGATAATCTGAATCTACTGTTAAACCTTTAGAATTTTCATAATGGTGGATATTATTAGCAGTCGCACCATATTTGTCTATTACATATTGATCTAAATTTGCTTGTGTAAGTGGCCAATCATTTCTATAATCATATCTATCATTGGCTAACATAATAATCCAATGATACTCTGGATTACCATAAAGTTTCTCAGCAAGAATCTCAGGTGTTTCTCCATCCACAATATCATATTCATCATATAAAGATATATTGGCTAGTATATCTCTACGAAAACGAATATTTTTAGTTATATCTTTTACAATAAAAGACTTTGTTGTAGTTGGTAATGTTTTCCATGGAGTTGTAATAATTACAGTTGGGGGTATTGTGTAACCCACACCACCATTTATAACAACTATCTGAGTTATAACTCCATTTGATACTATCGCTCTTGCAGTAGCAGTAACTCCAGGTTCAGTTTGTGGTGCTGTGAATGTTACTGTCGCCTCAGTATATCCAGTTCCACCATCATTAATAGCAACTGATGTTACTATCCCACCACCGATAGCTGCAGTTGCTACTGCTTGAGTTCCAGTGCCAATTTGTCTTGTGATATCATAATCATAGTAAATATTTGAAAATTCTTTAAAATACATTATAGACCATCCTTAACTTTATCTTTGGTTAAGAGAGCCAATTCACGGAATGATAAAGTCATATTAATTTGCGTTGGCATACCATCACTAAATGTATTAAACTGTCCATTAGGTGTATAGTTGACATTCATTTCAGTTAACACACAAGAAGTGTGACGATGTAAATTCATATTTTCATGTCCATTTTGATAATAAAATATATCAAATTCAGAAGGGTAGATATAAAGAAAATTTCCCTCATCCTTAAACTCTGGATGCATATGATATTTAAATTCGTTTATAATCTTTCTGACTGCTCTGGCTTCTTTTTCATCTTTAGGAAAAAATTGATATTCAAATTGAAATGTTCTAAAATCAACACCTTTAAATACCTGTTCTTTTTTAGGATTGGCTGCAATACCACTATAAGCTGAATTTGCTCCAGCGTTTGGTCCTTTGGCTAAAGCAAGGTTTGCTAACATAGCCTTTCCTGCAGGAATAGCAGAATTAGTGCTTCCACTTGATATGGCTTTCATAACTTCCTCACCAGCAGCACCAGCCATCGCCAACATGCTGGTATCATCCTCTGACCACTGCATACCATAACGAATTTGTAACTGATTTGGAATATGTAAAGCGATAGCAGTTTTTAATCGTTTCTGAGCACGAGTACCCTGTCCAGCAACTAATGCTCCAACGACTGCGCCACCAACTGCACCTGCAGCACCAGCTTTTGCAGCACCAGCAATATCACCAGTAAATAGTCCACCAGCAATTACGCCACCAATACCACCAGCAGTAGCATTTGCTGTAGTTAGATTAACAGGATTTCCAGCAGCATCACCTCTATCTCTTGGAGGAAAATCTGCAACAGTTTCTGCGTTTTCTACTTTTATTAGCTTAGAGTCTTCCGATACATTAATGTAAAAAACAACATAGTTTCCACCATACTCGTATCTGTTATTATACAGATCATCTGGATATGTGTGTTGTCCAATAGAGTATTTGTCAGAAGAAAACTCTGATGCTTCTCCCCTTGGAGTGTAAAGATTTGGACGAGGAGGTGCGCTCTCTGGCGCAGCAGGTGATCCAGCTTGTCTGTCTATGCTTGGCATTTATTACCCTTAACCTAAATAAAAGTGGTTATTTATTCCTAATTACTTATTTATGTTCCATAAAAGAAGATTCATTCCAATATTTCCTGAGAAATATACTGGCGACCCAACAAATATCATTATGAGGTCTAGTTGGGAAACAAGATTTGCTTCTTGGTGTGACAAAAACCCCAGTATAATTAAATGGAGTTCAGAGGAAACGATTGTTCCTTATCGTTGTCCTACAGATAGCCTATTGCATCGTTATTTTGTAGATTTTAAGATACAGGTCAAAACTAAGGAAAATGTTTTAAAGACATACTTAATAGAAGTCAAACCATCTAAACAAACACAACCCCCAGAGTTTCCAGGAAAACAGACCAAACGATATATCACCGAATCTCTAGTATTTATGAAAAATCAAGCTAAATGGAAAGCAGCCACTGAATATGCTAAAAATAGAGGCTGGGAGTTTAAAATTATAACTGAATACGACTTGGGCTTAACACCTAAATAACTAATATGCCTAAACGAATAACAATCAAAGATGTATTCGAACGAAATAAGTACGACTTAGAAACAACAGTTAAAAAGTCTCGTGCATGGTTCGAACAACAAGTACTCTTATTGAGTAGGCAGAACATCACTCCAGCTAAAGTGCTTAGTGGTAAAGAAGACCAGTTAGTGACAAGAATACAACCTGGACATTTGTATATGTATGCATATGATCCGAAAGGTAAGGCTGAACTACCATATTATGATAGGTTTCCTCTAGTATTCCCATTTAGAAAAACTCCTGATGGGTTTATTGGTTTAAATATGCATTATCTTCCATATCCACTAAGAATAACTTTATTGGATAACTTACTCATCTATAGAAGTAATACAAGAATGGATGATATGACTAAGTTAAAATATTCATGGCAAATAATTGATGGAGTCTCTAGATTTGCTGCAGCGAAACCATGTGTTAAACAATATCTTTCCAATCATGTAAGAAGTCAGTTTAGACAGATAACATCTAAAGATTGGGCGACTGCTATGTTACTCCCAGTTGAAAGATTCGTAGGTGCCAGTAAGGCAGAAGTCTGGGCAGACTCAAAGAAAATTATAAGGAAAGCGTAAGATGTTAGACAAATTCATCTCAGAAGTTAAATCTCAGGGATTAGCTAAATCAAACAGATATCTAGTAAGATTCACTCCACCTTTATATGGATTAGAATCTAATGTTCCAAGAACATTAAGTTTATTTTGTGATCAGGTACAACTTCCAGGAATGAACTTCTCTACTGCACAAAATAGAGTGTACGGAGAGTTTAGAGAAATTCCATATGAAAAGTTATTTGATAATTTGAATATGTCTTTTTATGTAGATAAAAATATGTATGTTAAAAGAGTATTCGACAACTGGATGGAAGCTATTCAAAATCCAGAGACCAGAGCATTCAACTATTACAAAAACTATACTACTGGAATGGATATTGAAGTGCATGACATGATGGATCGTATAACATATGTTGTGACATTGTTTGAGTGTTATCCTAAAACAATTGGACCAATACAGTTAGATTATTCTAGCAAAGATGTTATGAAAATGACTGTGACAATGCAGTATAAGTATTGGACAAGTGCGCTACATTCACAAAACGATAATCCTGAACCTCAAGTAGAGGATCGTCCAGCGTCAGTAGATAGATTCATGAATTTTGAAGATGATATTAACCCTATTTTTGGTATACAAGATAACGAAGTTTTACCAGAAAGACAATTAGTTGATACAGGAATTGTAATAGTAGATGAAGAGGACTGGTAATGAAAATTGATGATAACCTTTCAGAAGTGTTTGATTTGGCTCCAATGCCAAAGCCAGATTTGTCAGTTTCTGAAACCCCACCTGAGCATAATGAGAAAATTGAATCTGATTATGAGGTAACTAGAACTAATCTTAGAACACTGCTTGTTACTGGACAAGAAGCATTAATGCAAGCACTAGAAGTTGCTAAGCAATCTGAACACCCACGAGCATTTGAAGTAGTGGGAAACCTTATGAAACAACTGGCTGATGTTAACCAACAACTTATGGATCTACACCAGCAAAAACAAAAATTAGATGAACCATCTAAGGCTGAAAAGGCTAAACAGGTTACCAATAATGCTATCTTTGTTGGTAGCACAACTGAGTTGAATAAACTTATTAAGACTATGACTAAAGGAGACACTAATGGCATTACCATTAAATAATACACCAGTTTACAATCTGGACATCCCATCAACAAAACAAACTATTAAATATCGCCCATTTCTAGTAAAAGATCAAAAAGCACTGATGTTGGCTCAACAGAGTGAAAGTCAGAAAGTAATGGTCGATACTTTAAAGTCTGTGATTAAATCTTGTGTAGCAGATCCTATCGATGTAGATTCTTTGGCGATGTTTGATCTGGAATATATCTTCACACAGCTAAGAGCTAAGTCAGTTGGTGAAACAGTAGATCTAATCATGTCTTGTGATGAAGATCATGGTGAACAGAACAAATTAGCTAAAGTTAAAATGTCTATAGATTTAACTAAAATTGAAGTAGAAGCATCGCCAGATCATACCAATAAGATTAGCATGTGGGGTGATGTTGGTGTGGTAATGAAGTATCCTTCTGTAGACATTATCAAGAAATTTGAAACGATCGACAACAATGATACTGAAACTGTTTTTAACATTATCACTCAGTCTATTGATTACATCTATGATGGCGAAGAAGTATATCACGCCAAAGAGCAGACTAAAGATGAACTTTTACAATTCGTAAATAATCTTACAACAGAGCAATTCCAAAAGATCCAAGGATTTTTTGAAACAATGCCAAAATTAAAATATGATGTCCACTATAACTGTCCTGTGTGCAGTAAAGCACATACAGTTAGGTTGGAGGGAATGGACAGTTTTTTTTAATAAACCTTTGTCATGATAATCTGACGAATTACTATAAGATGAATTTTGCGTTGCTACAATATCATAAGTATTCACTTGTAGACATTGAGGATATGATTCCATTTGAAAGAGATGTTTATATTCACATGTTAATGCAATACTTAGAAGAAGAAAAACAAAGAATAGAGAGTAGACAATAATGCAATCAGTACTAGAACAACAAAAATCTAACATAGTGCAATTTCCAAAAGCATTCACACCAGCAGCAAATTCTGGTGGTGGAGGAGGAGATTTAACTACTGTAGTTAAGGATCTAATTTCTAGTATTAAAAAATTGACAGGAGCAATCGTTGGTCAGACAAAGGTTCAATTACAATTAGTTCCAAAAATATCAAAACCAGAATTACCAAAAGTTCCAGAGGTTATGGGTGGTAAACCTGGATTCTTAATGACTGCCGAAGACAAGATTCGTGAAAGAGCATCAAGAATTGAACCAACTGCGTCAATGGATAAAGTTGAAAAGAATAAAGAAGATTCAGGTTTAAACTCATCTTTAGAATCTTCGGTTGAGGATGAAAGATTCCGTGATAAACAGTTAGGTCTATTAATTAAGATTGAAGAAAATACAAGAGGTGGTGGTGGTAAGAGTTTAGCTGAAAAAGAACCAAAACCAAATGCAGATGGTTTTGGTCTTGGCACTATTGGAACAATTATTGCGGTAGCTGCAGGAACTCTTGCAGGATTAGTATCAGCGTGGGTTAAGACAGTTAAGTTCTTTGTCAGTGGATTTGCAAATGGTATAAAATATCTTGGTGAAGTTTTTCCAAAGCTAGGAAAAATAGTCACAGCCATTGAAACAACATTTATGTCATGGGTCTCTGCTATCAGAGGAGCATTCTCTTCTGTTGTTGGTAAACTTGCTTCAATGTTCGAAGCAACAATAGGATTCTTTAAAGGAATTTTTGGCGAAGGATCAATGATTGGTAAAGTTATTACCACCATAAAAACAGCTGTCACTGGATTCTTAGAACCAATTATTGCAGGATTTAGAACAATTGGCGAAGCCAGTGGACCAATTGGTAAAGCAATGTCATTTGTAAAAAATGCTGTAAGTAACTTTATGGGATTCTTTTCTGGAATCGGAACACAATTAGGGACTTTTGGAAAACTGTTTTCTGCGGTTTCTGGTGTAGTCAGTAAAATAGCATATCCATTAATGATTATCATGTCTGTATGGGATACAGTTAAGGGTGCGCTTGCTGGCTGGGAAGAAGGTGGTTTCGTCGGAGCAATTGGTGGAGCGATCAAAGGACTATTCAATGGATTAGTATTTGGTGTACTCGATATGATTAAAGGTGCTATTTCTTGGATTGCTGGCGCATTGGGATTTAAGAAAGTAGAAGAATTCTTAGACTCGTTCTCTTTTGCGGACATGTTCTCTGCGTTTGTTGACGCTGTTTTGTTTATCCCTAAAAAGATTCAAGAGTTTATCATGAGTCCAATTGAGACAATGAAAAAGCTGGGTGAAACTGTAATGGGTTTATGGGAACCTATTAAACAATTAATGGGAACTCTTAGTGATGCGTTGATGTTTATTCCTAACCAACTATTTGGGTTAATTAATGACTATATTGTCACACCACTAACAGAAGTGTTTAAACCAGTGGCAGACTTCTTTAAAGGAATTGCAGAACAAGTTATGGGATTCTTTGAAGACTTTGGTATACCAGAAATGGGATTCTCTGTCTTAGGCAAAAAAGTCTCTATTGGTCCATGGTATCCATTTAGACCAGATCAAGGATCAAATCGTGTTGGAGGTAATACAGAACTAACGCAATCGGATTCAGCATCAGGAGGTACATCTAATTTCAACCAAAATATTATATCTAGTGGTGCAGAAGGTAGAAGAAATAAAGAAACTGGTGAAACATATTATAGAGAAGATCAAACCAGAGTTCTAACACAAACTGAAAAAGTTGGTAAAGATGGTACTACATTCCAACAGAACTTTGCTACATTTGATCCAAGAACTGGTAAAGCAATGCTTGAAGGAGATGCTGCTGGCGATTCTGGATCTAGAGAAATTAGTACTCGTGCATTTAGACAAATTAAAGCAAATGCACAAAAGGGTGGTGATAGCGACAAACTCGCCGAAATTGTAAAAGAAGATGATGCATATCAAAAATTAAGTTTCTGGGACAAACGAAAAGTTGATGTTGGTTATGCTAAAGCCAGTGATCTTCTGGCTGCTTCTTCTCCA